TACTCCGAAGGTCAAATTTGTTCTTATTATTATTATTTTCTAAGGTAATTCAATCTTTACATCAATCACTTTCCCTAACACTCTAAAATCAGAAAAAATCTTTTTGTAATCTTTGTTTAGTGGGTTTAGGTATGGCGTTGCCCCATCGTATTTTAGTTGTTTGAATGTAACTGCATCATTGCCATTTTCTTTGGCCACAACAAATATGCCGTTGGTCTCATCTCCTTTCTGCTCTGGATCAACTATGATGATCGTTCCTTCTGGAAAGCTAAAAGGACCAATGTCTGTAGTCATTGATTCGCCCATCACTCGTAGTGCATACGTGTTGCTAGAATGCTTTTTGTAGCAAGCAATGGTCTCATATTCTTCTGACTCATCAACAAATGCAACATGCGTTTCACCTGCTTGTATCCAAGAAATTATTGGCACATACCCATAATTTTTGTGAATGGCTGGTTGTGTGTTGGACGAGATGTACTTCGCACCTGATTCATTAACTTGGCTATTTGAATATGTTGATCCTACTTCTTCTGGATTAACACCATACAATAAGTACTCTGGTGTTGTGTCCAGTACATCACATAGTTTAGTGAGGTTTTTTCCTGACGGTTGATGTAAATCTTGTTCCCAAAAAGTGATAGTAGATGTAGATACACCAACTAATTTTGCAAGTTTCGGATTGCTAAACCCTCTTACTTTTCTAACCTCTCTTATTCTAATTCCGCATGTTTTCATATTTTGTATTATATTACCTCTTGACTTTTGTTTGCTATGTGATTAATATCCTTAGTTAACTAACTTTTCAATCTAAACAAAATGATTATTACACGAGAACAAGCACTGAATGAATATGGAACAGTAATTGCATTGGCTGATGCTTTGGGTGTTACTGCTAGTCGCATATCCCACTTCAAAGACAAAGACTCTTTGCCAGAGGCGTTGGTTAATAAATTACAACTTCTTAGACCCAATGTCTTCATGAGTGAAGAAGTTAAAAAACGAATCATACATTGAAGGTGAATATTATGAGTCTTGAAAGGAAATCGATACATGTGAAGATAAGTCCAGATATGCACAAGCAGCTGCAAATAATGGCAGAGTTCCAAAATAAGCCCATGGCAGAATTGGCCGCTTTGTTCTTGGAGAAAATGATTATTGCTGATTTTCATGAGCACAGAATAGCATTTAATCGAATGCAGAAGGCTGGAATGTCAGGGAATATCAGGCAGTAAGGTGGAACATATCAATAACAAACACACTAGAAAACAAAAAAGCCCCAATTTCTCGGAGCTTTCTATCAGTAGTGCCTGCCAGTGCTACTAAATACAAAGGTAATATTAAATGAAAGATAAAGAAAATACAAGCTATCTTAAACAATATGGTAAAAAATTGATTGAAAATGGTTATCAAATCGTGCCTATTCCTCCTGGCTATAAATACCCAAAGAATTTTCCACGATGGCAAAAGACAAACTTCAATAAAATTTTACCTAAATTACTTCAAAATGGTTCCGCGGATGCCTATGTTAGTATTAAGTTGGGGTATGGTGTATGTGCTTTAGATTTCGATATCCGCGATGAGTTTATTATTGATTTTATTATTGATTGGTGCTTAGAAAACATAGGAGATACCCCTATAAGATATGGTAACAGACCTAAAGCAATGATGTTTTTTAGAACTGACGAGTTGATAAAAAAACGAACATCTCCTATGTACGTCGATTTGTTTGGTAATGACCATCAGATTGAAGTACTTGGCATTGGTCAACAGGCGTTAGTGTATGCTATCCATCCAACAACGGGTAAACCTTATGAGTGGAATGATTCTGGAATTGCCGACATTCACAAAGATAATCTACCGTTAATAACATCAAATCAGATAAATCAATTATTCAATTATTTAGAAGAAATTAAACCAAATAATTGGAAAATCAAAGAAAAAGCTACTTCTACTAATCTCAGTACAAGTCCTTTACTCAATTTAAAACCAACCTTAGACATCTCCATTCAAAAAATAAAAGATACTTTATCTAATATTGACCCAGATAGTGAATATCACACTTGGTCAAAAGTTGGAATGGCTTTGTACCATCAATTTAATGGCGATGTTCAAGGGTTTGAATTGTGGGACCATTGGAGCATGTTAGGCAGCAAGTATAATTCTTCTGAGATGGATCATAAGTGGTCAACTTTCAAAGCTAACATAAAAACGACAAACCCAGTAACCTTTGCAACCGTACTACACCTAGTAAAAGATAAAAAAGAAGAAACGACAAACAAAATAGAAACAGGATTCAAGTTAGTTCATGCAAGTGATGTTTTAGACAAATTAGGTCCAATCGATTGGGCGGTAGAAAATTACTTTGAAAAGAACACTTTTGGTGTTCTTTATGGCGAACCTGGCTCATACAAATCATTTATTGCAATAGACATTGCTTTGCACATTGCCACAGACCAAATGTGGCATGGTAATGCGGTAAAGCAAGGACCCGCAATACTAATTGAGGGTGAGGGTCACCAAGGGTTAGCCAGACGTTTGGCTGGCTGGTCAAAGGTTCATGATGTTGACCTATCGAATCACCCTGTGTATGTATCTCAAGCGGCTACCGCATTTCTTGATATGTCGGCAGTTAATGAAGTTTACCAAAGTGTGAAGAACATCGTAGAAATAACGGGTCAAAACCCGGCTGTGATTGTTGTTGATACTCTTGCCAGGAACTTTGGACCAGGGGACGAGAACAGCACCTCTGACATGAGCCAATTTATCAAGATGATAGATATTATTAGAAGTGAGTTTGAGTGCCTTGTTATGGTGGTGCATCACACAGGTAGATCAGATAAGAACAGAGCCAGAGGATCCATTGCTTTAGATGGTGGCGCTGACTTTATTTACCAAATCGACAAGCCAAGCAACATGATGGCAGAGCTAACCTGCAAGAAGATGAAAGATGCAATTGAGCCAGAAAAGACCTATTTTCAAGCTCAGTCAATCTTAATTGATATGACAGAAGATCAGGAGATTACTTCTCTAGTTTTCGATAAAACAGAGGCACCTATTAATGTTCAAAAAGCACTTAAAGGCAATCAAGAATTGCTATATAAATTGGTTCAGAAGCATTGTTTTGAAGGATCTGTTGACAGAGGTCATATAGTCGAAATGGCAATTTTAGAGGGTATTTATAAATCAGAAAGTTCGGTTAGATCAGCGTTAAACAGATTATCAGAAGCTATTTATATTGAACTAAAAAGTAATGAAATCATAGACTTAGGTGACCGGGGATGATGCGTTTCAAAAATTTTGAAACGCTTTGCAACGCTAGCAAAAAACACCGTTGCAAAACTTTTGAAACGCTTTGCAACGGCAAAAGTTATCCACAGGCTAAACCACCATATAGGGTCGTTTCCGAGGTATTAAAGCGTTTCAAAGCTTTTGAAACGGTGTTCTGTTCAGTCTCAGCCGAGCGTTGCAGAAAAAAGGTGGTATATATATATATATATATATATACCCCTCTGTAACTGGGAGCCTTGGGCATTTTGGAGGATGTAAAAATGATGAGTGATGGTTATCTAAAATATTATTTTTTACTGGTTGGTGAAACAGTAAATGGTTTTGAGATTTGGTATAGGCACAAACAAAGAAGAAAAAATGAATGGCACAATTATTATATTCGAAATGAATCACTCTCAGGAAGAAGGACTTGGAACTTCGCGCATAATGGTAAAAGATTTGCAAATGGGGAAAGCATTGAGAATCTAAAAAGGGAGCATCTGAAAGTTTTTAATTGGGCGATAAAAAAGATAACCAACTTCCAAGAGGTATTTATAAATCGATGAAAAAAGAAATGAGTAATGATTTAAAAGCAGTCGGTGAAATTCTCCAAGAAAGTTTTTCTTCTCTCGAATCTGATAAGCCAATATCTTTAGAAAAATTGAAAATTAAATTCCTAAAAAACCTTGGTGAAAATTTTAATGGTGACCGATTGTACATATCCAGCGATCAGAAGTTAATTGACAGAACAATGCTGGTGAGAAAATATTTATCCAGGAATTATTCAGTAAGAGAAATAAGTAAAGCCACAGGTATTCCTACAACAAGCGTTTTTAGAATTTTGAAAAAAATAGTCAGCTGTTCCGCTTAGTGCCTAAAAAGTGGAACACTTTTTTGTTATGTTAGCGGGAACAATTTTGGAGTATCTATGAAAAAAGCAGAAATAATCGGCAAAATAAAAAGACGCATTGGTGTAATTATCGCTTTTGTATTTGGCCTTTGGGTAATACTAAACCCAACAACATTCATCACAATTGGTGGTGACATTGGCTATAAGGTATTCACGGCTATATGGGTATTGGTCATGGCTTATCTTGCGTTAAGTCAAATGGATAGGCACTGGTCAAAACCAGATGATAAAAAAGAAGTTTCTCTTTCTAAATTTATGAAAGAAGAAGCGGATTCTGATAACAAGATGGTGATTTATGCCGTACTTATTTTTACTGTTGGCAATATTCTGTCCGCAGTTATCTCAAGCTGAGACAACAAAAAGATATGATGACCTGATTAAATCAGCATCAAATTTATATTTACCTTGGGATTGGCGTTGGTATCGTTCGCAGCTTGAACAAGAAAGTTTATTAAACCCGTTAGCGGTATCACCAGTAGGAGCTAAGGGAATAGCACAATTCATGCCTGCAACATGGCAGGATATGCAAAGAGAATTAAAATTTACAGGTTCTCGAAATGATGCTTATAAGTCTATCCGTGCAGGCGCCTATTACAACAAGAAGCTAAGAAATATTTGGAAATGGAAAAGACCTGAATCAGATAGAAGAAGATTAACATTTGCGAGTTACAACGCTGGAGCTGGAAATATTCTTAAAGCACAAAGGTATTGTGTTGGGTCCAGGAGATGGGAGTCAATACAAATATGTTTACACCAGGTAACAGGTGGTAATGCACTGGAGACAATAAACTATGTTAACACAATTGAAATCAGATTTGCAAAACAGATTGGTAAAGATATTACTGGCAACAATATTGATTTTAGTTTTGATAATTTTTCTGAGTGGTGGCAAGCACAAGAGGAACTATGCAGCATTACAGATCAAGAAAGCGGATTTGAAGCAATGCCAGCAAGTCAATAAAGAAGGAATTGAAAAGAGAGACGAATTAATAATCAGAATTAAAGAGCTTGTTGAAATACAGAAAAACACAGAAAAAAATATTTTAGAGGCTAAAAAAAGAATTGAGATTTATGAAATTACAGCGAAAACACAACTGGAAAAGAAGATTGAAAAACTTACAAGCCTACCTATCAATGATTGTGATGACATGCCTATTAGCGATGATGTTATCGAGCTGTGGTACCAGTCAGATTATTAAAACAGAATATGTTGATGTACCAGTGCCTCAAATTATCCCCATTCCTGTAAAACTTACACAACCCATTATGAAACCAAAAAAAGAAAAATTCACATGTGGAACAACCAGAGATATTTTGGTACCCACACTTTTTAGCAAATTAGGCCAATGCAATAACAAACTGTTGGAGATTAAAAACTTAAAAGTAGATGATAAAAATGATGGATGAATTATGGGTAAAGATACTCGGTGGTGGATTTCTTGCTTTTGTTTCTACGGTCCTAGGCATCAAAGCCGCACAGGCGAAAACACAAACAAGGCTTGACGCGATAGAAAAGTCGTTTACAGAGAAAACAAACGCATTAGAGGTTTCAGTTAAAGAGCATTCTGAGTCATTGGAAAAAATAATTGAGAAGCAAGGTGTTTCGATGGGTAGAGAGATAGGCGAGATGAAAGCAGAAATTAAAACAATCAGAGATGATTTTTACAAACCAAATATTTAAATTATGAAAAAAGGCAGGCCAACAAGGTATAAAAAAGAGTTTGCGGAGCAAGCTTATAAGCTTTGCCAGCTTGGTGCTACTGACAACCAATTGGCTGATTTTTTTGGGGTTTCCGAAGTAACAATCAATACATGGAAGAAAAAGCATTCTGAATTTCTTAAGTCCATAAAAAACAGTAAGTACGATTTTGACACAAAAATTGAAATGTCATTGGCTCAAAGAGCAATGGGTTTCTCTCATCCAGATGTTAAAGTTTTCAATAATGATGGCACTCCATTGGTAGTTCCAATAACAAAACATTACCCACCAGACACAGGTGCTTGTGTGTTTTGGCTTAAGAACAGGAAGCCAAACCAGTGGCGTGAAAAAGTAGAACAAGAGCACACAGGCGGCGTACAAATCAAAGTGATTAGGGAATAATAAAATGTCAGCTTTGGCAGTTAGACCACTCGATGAAAACAGAGATTCTGAAATTATTGTTAAACTTAAAGTTCTACATAGTGGGCAAAGGAAGCTACAGAGAGAGAAAAAACAATTTAATGTTGCTTGCATGGGTCGCCGTTGGGGTAAAACCGTTTTTGGTGTTGATGTACTTATGCAGGAGGGTGGATTATTAGAAGGCATGCCATGTGGTTGGTTTGTGCCAACTTATGACATTATGCTAGACGTATGGGATGAAGTTTGCGAAATATTAGAACCTCTTATCGCCCATAAGAACAAATCAGAAAAGAGAATAAAGTTAATAACAGGCGGTAAGCTTGAATTTTGGACGCTAGAAAAACCAAACGCGGGACGCTCAAGGAAGTATGCAAAAGTCATAATTGATGAAGCCGCCATGGTTAAAAACTTAATGGATGTTTGGAATAAGGCCATTTCAGCTACAACAATAGATTATGGAGAAAATGCAGAAGTGTGGTTTTTTTCTACTCCTGCTGGGTTTGATGATTTTAGAGAGATGTACAAAAGGGGCAAATCTAAAGACTGGCCTAATTGGATGTCATGGAAAATGCCTACATCCTCGAATCCCCACATATCTAAAGAATATTTAGAGATGAGGAAAAAGGAATTGCCAGAACTGGTATTCGCTCAGGAGCATTTAGCAGAATTTGTAGACTTCTCAGGATTATTAATAAACAGAGACATGTTAAGGGTTGGGGTGCCAACAAATGTTGTGGCCACATCGATCGGTGTAGATTTGGCAATAGGTACGAGGGACATTAAGACAAACGCATACACAGCCATTTCTGTAATGCAAAGAGATTTAAACGGCGGTGTGTATCTAAGGCAAGTTAAACGTGGTAGATGGGCGTTTAATGTAATACTAGAAATGATTGAGGCAATGGCACGTGATTGGAATGCAGATATTATAGGCATTGAGAAAGTACAGTTTCAGGATGCGGTAGTGCAAGAGTTGTTAAGAACAACGAATCTACCTGTTGTTGGTGTTGATACCGGCGGTCGTGACAAGATAATTAGATTCTTAGCGCTACAAAACAGGTACGAAAGGAAAATGATTTTTCATGATCCTGCATTAACAAATGGGGTTTATGAGGATGAGTTATTAACTTTTCCAAATGGTGAGTTTTTAGACATGGTAGATGCTACAGTCTATGCGTTTAGGTTGCTACCGGACAATAAGCATTACAAAGTAGTTTCAACACAAGAAGAAAAAGAGTTTACAAAAAATAAAGAGCATACAATTAATAGAAGGAAAGGCTTCGGATCGGTGAAATAAAATGACAAAAAAAATAAAAAATGAAGATATAAAAAAACCAGTCACAGGAAGGGTTGTATCTTCTATAAGAAGTAGTAATGGGGTGTTCTCTGACTATATGTATGACATGCTAACTCCTACAGATACCGTATTGGCTTCTATCGGGGGGGATTACAAAGTATATGATGAGATTTTACGTGATGATCAAGTGAAAGCATGTTTTCAGCAAAGAAGACTAGCTGTCATCTCATCAGATTTAATTGTTGAACCGGGAGGGGATTCTCTCCAAGATATTGCCTGTGCCAAGGCATTAAAAAAAGAGATAGACCTTCTTAGATTTGATAATTTAACTGATAAGATGCTGTATGACCAGTTTTATGGATATGCAGTATCTGAAGTAATCTGGAAGCTAAGAGATTCTTTATATGGGTTTGATAAAATAGTTGTAAGAGAGCGTTCACGCTTTTATTTTGATAGTGATTGTGTCTTAAGACTTTCAGTCGCAGGTAAACTAAAGGGTGAGAAATGCGAGCCACCTTATTTTTGGGTCACATCAGTTGGTGCAACACATGATGACGAACCATACGGATTAGGATTGGCACATTATCTATATTGGCCAGTTCTTTTTAAAAGAGGAGGCATTAAGTTTTGGATGAAATTTGTTGAGAGGTTTGCACAACCTTCAATAATAGGTAAATACCCACTAGGTACTGGTGATGATGATATAGATAATTTATTAGCAGCTATTAAATCAGTGGCAAGTGAAACGGGTACAGTATTGCCAGAGGGGATGGCAATAGAACTATTAGAAGCCACAAGGTCAGGCTCAGCGGATCAAGCGAAACTAATTGAGATTATGGACAAAGCTATTAGTAAAGTGATTCTAGGGCAAACAATGACAACCGATAATGGGTCATCTTACTCTCAATCAAAAACTCATTACGAGGTGAGACAGGATATTATTGATTCAGACGCTAAGATACAATGCGAATCATTCCAGGATGGCCCGGCAACATGGTTTACAAAGATAAATTTCAATAATGCTAAGGTCCCTAAAATCTATAGAAAGACACAGCCAGAAGAAGAACCCTCACTAAGAGTTAAAAAAGACGTAGAAATTAGCAAGCTTGGGTATAAACCAACGCAAGATTATATTGATCTACATTATGGCGAGGGATGGGTACCAGCTGTACAACAATCACAGGATAATCAAAGTAAGTTAAATTTTTCTGAGTTTGCAGAAAGTCAATTTCCTGATCAAAAAGAATTAGATGACGCATTGGAGTCAATAACTGACAATGAATTGCAAGAACAAATGGACCCTGTTATTTCGCCAATACTTGATTTCGCAGAAAAACATGGGCCACAAGAGACTTTAAAAAGAATGTCTGAGGTTTATGAATCAATGGATATTGAAGATTTAACTGATCAGTTAACCCAAATGCTTTTTGTTGCAGAGACACAAGGAAGAACAAGTGCCAACAGATAGCCTATATAACCAATTTAATCTAGCACCTAAACAGACCATTAAATGGTTTGAAGGTAAAGGCAACGAAGTCAGTTGGGATTGGATGGATGTATGGCAAGAGCAACATGCCAGGGCTTTCACGGTAGCCAAATCTATGTCATTTGACGTACTTGATGACATTAGGCAAGCTACAAAGCAAGCGCTTAAACAAGGGTTAACCAATAGGCAATATAGATCACTACTTACAAACAAGCTAAAGGCTAAAGGATGGTGGGGCAAAAAAGATATTGTTAACCCAGACGGGAAATTGCAAACAGTGCAGCTAGGTTCGCCATGGCGTTTAAATACAATCTATCAAACTAATATGCAGTCAAGTTATATGGCAGGCCGTTGGAAAGCGTTTTATGACAATAGGAGAAACCGTCCATATCTTATGTATGTAGCGGTGCTTGATAGTGTCACAAGAAAATCGCATGCGGAATTACACGGCAAAATCTTTCATATAAATGACCCTATTTGGAACAGTATTTACCCACCAAACGGTTTTAATTGTCGCTGTCGAGTGCGGGCATTAACAGAAAAGCAGGCAGTACAAAGAGGGTATAGGAAGAAGCAAAAATTTAGTGTGCATAACGATTTCCCAGACAAAGGATTTAGCCATAATGTAGGGATTGGACAGGTTGCGAATGATATTAAAGCGTGGTCATCATGGGCTAAATTAGATGCGTTAAAAAGCAATAAATTTGTAAAAGAACAGATAAAAGTATTATTAAATGATAGCCCTAAATATGTACTTTATAACAGTATAATTAGCAAGCAGTTAAACAGAAAAAAGTCATCAAACAGAAATGAAATCAATGAGCTTTTAGTTGTAGGTTTTTTAAATAGCAAAGACTATACCCATTTAAACTCCAAGTTCGAAAAATTAGATAATGGGGTGATAGTTTTATCCGATAAAATAACTATTGGTTTTAAAAGCAATAAACACGAAAAACTTGGAAATTCTTTATCTGAGTATGATTTAAGAAAGTTACCTGAATATTTACTGAAGAAAAATATCAGACTAATTGGCAGAAAAGACGGCGAAATAGTTTATTTAATAAAAAGTGAATACGATAAAAGGTTTATTAAAGTAGTAATAAATGCAGGAATTTATAAAAAAGATAACTGGTTAGGTGCAATAGTAAGAACTGTTTTTTATGTTGATAAGGAAACAGTTAACGGCATGATTAAAAACAAAGACACTTATGAAATAGAGTAAAACCGAGCGTGGGAGGCCGCCTGTCCCTCCATCAAATAATCTAAATTAGACCAAAGGCTAGTCCAGCGGTATAATTTCTAGCATCTTGCTCGGTTTGTATTGGACATTATAACATGAAAATAACAGTAGAATCAACTCACGCAATTAAAGGGCTAAAAGAAATATCCGATAATATTAGTGATTTAACACCGTTGATGAAAAACATAGCTGGTTTTCTTGCAGATGTCACAGAGGACGCATTCCAAGGAGAATATGACCCAACAACTGGTGCAGGATGGGCGGGCTTACTTCCTGCAACTATAAAGGCACGACAAAAGAAAGCCCATTGGCCAGGAAAAATATTACAAGATAGAGGTGAGTTAGCTTCAAGTATCGTTACTGATTTTGATTCAACGTCAACACAAATCGGCACCAATAAAGTTTATGCATCCGCACATCAATTTGGTGTTGATAGTTACCCTGACCGCTCAGGCGAACTTGAAGCACGCCCATTTATTGGGTTTTCTCCACAAGATGCAGAAGAAATAGAGCAATTAATCGTTGATTTTTTAAATTAATTTAAAAAAGTTGGCTACTGTTCTGCTTAGTGCCTAAAAAGTGGAACACTTTTTTGTTATGTTGTGCGACATGGCAAAGAAAAAACATGAAATCGAAGTATTACGCACGGGTACATTTGTTGATGCAAATGGCAGGCGTGTAAGCATATCAATTTCAGATTTAAATGAGTTAGCTGACAGCTACGACTCAAAAATACATGAATCACCATTGGTAGCAGGGCACCCAAAAGATAATGATCCAGCTCTTGGTTGGGCCAAATCTTTTAAAGTTGTTGGCAACAAGCTAATTGGAATCACCAGAGAAGTTCACAAAAACTTATCTAAAGCAATTAAGAAAGGTTTGTATAAAAAAGTAAGTCTTTCTTTCTATGATGCTAATTCAACATCTAATCCGGTACCAGGGAAAAAATATATAAGACACATTGGAATATTAGGGGCAGCTGCACCAGCTGTGCCCGGTCTTAAACCATTGGCATTTAGTGATGATGAAAAAGGCGTTACAACAATTGATTTATCGTACACAGAACGCGCAACTATATCCTTTATGGGTAGGTTAAGAGACTTCTTTATCGAAAAGTTTGGGCTTGATGAAGCAAACAAAGTTATTCCACAGTGGGAAATTGATAGCGCTCGTGACTCACAAGCCAGAGAAGATGCGAAAGAAACAAAAAATGAAGCAGTTTCTGCTTTTTCAGAAACAACAAAAACAGACGAGGAAATAGACATGTCAGAACCAACAGCGAATGAAATCGCTTTACAACAAAAACTAGACGCTGCGGAGGCTGAAAAAAAACAGTTAATGACCGAGTTATCTGAACAGAATAAGCAAGCGAATTTAAATGAAATAAATTCATTTTGTGAAAAAGCTGTGCAGGATAAAAAACTAGCGCCCGCTTTGAAAGACACTGTGGTTGATTTAATGAGTGAGTTGTCAGATAACGAGATTGATTTCTCGGATGGCGATAAATCAACACTATTATCAAAATTTCAAGATTTTATCTCTAAACAGTCAGAGTTTATGAGCTTTAGAGAAAAATCAAAACCAGAGGGCATACCAACAAGTCCTGTAAAATTTTCAGCACCAAGTGGTGAAAAGGTTAACCAAAAAGATTTAGACAAATTGGCAAAGGCTAAAGCATATGCCAAAGATAATAACGTCAGCTTATCAGAAGCTGCGCAGGCTATAGGGGAATAATCATGGCAACAGAAGCACCAATATACACAATCACTCTATCAGCAACAGGAACCGTTACAAAGCAAAGACTCGTTGAAGTAACTGGGGTTCACGCAAGTGCTGCGGGTAAAGCTATAGGCGTGTCTAGAGTAGATGCAGTAGCAGGCGACAACTTTGGAGCGCATACATTAGGCACCTCTCTAGTAGAAGCTGGGGGAGCAATTGCGGTAGGCGCCACAGTAGAAGTAGGGACAAATGGTAAAGCAGTAACGCTCGCGGCAGGTGTTAAAGTAGGCAGAGCGTTAACAGCAGCTAGTGCAGACGGCGATATTATCGAAATTTATTTAATACCTAACGCATAGAGGAGAAAGAATATGCCAATGAATCAAGCACAAATTAGAATGGGGGTAGATCCTTTACTTTCCGCATTAGCACAAGAGTATGCTCCCAATGAGTACAACGCAGGTAATGCATTGTTTCCACATGTCCCGGTTAAATCAAGAAGTGGTAAAATTCCGATGTGGGGTAAAGAAGCCTTCCAAATTGAGGATACTGAACGTGCTCCTGGTACCGTTACAAAGCGTACTGGTATAGCATACTCAAGCCAAACTTTTGGTTTGATAGACCACGCTTTAAATGCACCAGTTGCTGTTGAAGATATGGAAGAAGCTGAAGCTGTACCAAGTATCGATTTAGCCGAACCCAGTATTAATATTACACAAGATAAAATACTTTTGTCTCTTGAGAAAGAGAAAGCGGATTTATCTACTAATGCAGCATTATATCCAGCCAGTAATACTATTACTTTAGCTGGCGGCGCACAATGGAGCGATTACGTTAACTCTGACCCAGCAGGAGATGTGGAAACAGCAATTAATGCGATTGAAGACGCGGAAGGAGTTGTGCCCAATGTATGTGTTATGTCTACGTTAGTGGCACGTAAATTACGTAAGCATACAAAAGTCATTGATTATATCAAAGGCATTGGGATGAACATTACTAAAGTGACTAACGCACAGCTTGCTGACTATCTAGGTGTCGATGAAGTTGTTATCACTAAAGCACATTACACGGACACTGCCGGCAATAATCAGTATTTCTGGGGTAAGGATGTAGTACTGGCTTATGTTAACAAGAACCCAAAGTCTAACAAGGTTAGATCATACGGATATACATACCAGAAGACAGGATACCCTTTTGTTAAGAAGCCTTGGTTTGATAACGATTCGGATTCTTTCATTTATGGTACCAAAGACTGTAGAAAGCCTTTCTTAACGGCAGTTTCTTGTGGGTACTTAATCAAATCAGCAATCGCTTAGGAGTTATGAGATGAATTTATTATATCAGGTAAAATGTGGTGACAAAATATACCCTGTTGGTGAATACAAAGGCGGTTTGCCAAAAGACGTAGAAAAAGACCTTAAAGAAAAAGGTTACTTTGAAACACCAAAAGCAAAAGCAAAAGCGGAAAAGTAGATGGCATACGCAACATTAACAGATTTAGAAACAAGATTCGGGTCAGATGAGATAAACAACTTATCTGACCGAGATAATGACGGTTCTAATGATGCTGGTGTTGTTGATGGTGCGCTTAATGAAGCCTCAGGTGAAATTGATTCCTACTTGGGTGTTAAATACACAATTCCCATTGCTTCACCATCTGATAACTTAATCAGAACTTGTTGTGATATTGCACGTTTTAGATTACATAAAGATTTGGCCACAGAAGAAGTTGATTCCAGATATAAAAAAGCGATAGCTTGGTTAAAGGATTTAGCATCTGGCAAAGCTATTTTAACAGATGCATCCGGCAATCCGATATTAATTGGTAATACAAATACAGGCGGGGTTAAGTATTACAGTAGTGAAAGAAATTTTACTGATGATTTAATGGCAAGTTACTAATGCTAGATTACTCACTTTGGCAAGATAGACTTGTTAGCCGGATAGGTAACAATGTTAAGAGCATAGGTTTTGCTGATAGTATTAAATCGGTATTAGCAAATGCAGTAAAGGCAACACCTTCTCTACATGTGATACCGAAGGATGAAAGGGGTACAAATTTACATACTACTGGTAGAAATGGGTCTCTTATAACTGCTGGGGTCGATGTGGTAATTATAGCAAGAGATAATAGTGATGCAGTTGGTGGGCAAGTGACAAAAAACATTAAGGCAATAGCGGATATGGTAGATAGTGCATTAATGGGATGGACTCCAAGTGATGCAAATCAGCCCATATTTTTTAGGAGTTCAAAGAGGATAGCAATGTATAAAGGATTACTTATTTGGGCGCAAACATACGATACAAAATATTTAAAGGTATAAGACAATGGCTAAAGACAAAAAAACAAACAAAGAGCTACCACCTATTGATAGTAGCAAATTAGATACTAAAAAGTTTCACTCATTTAAAAGAGACCCAGTCACTGGTGAAGTAGTAGGCATTGGAGAATCTACAAAGCCTTCGTTGACAACACAAAAAAGAGGAGCATAAACCATGGCTTTTAATAATTTCGATTCACAAACAATTCTCGCTAAAGTAGAAGTAACTGAGGGATTAGATCCAGTACCAACACCAGCTGCTAATGCTCTTGAGGTGTTTAACTGGTCGTGTAACCCATCTAGTGACACAGTGTCAAGAACACCAAACAAGAGTTTCTTTGTAAATGATGAGGTATCGTACCCAAACAAAAAGTATGATATTAGCTTTGATATGTATTTAACTGGCGCTGGTGCGGCAGCTGTAACAGCAGGAACCCCACCACCATATGACCCGATCATGTTGGCTTGTTCTCACGCTGGCGTTGGAACAGCAACCGTAGATTACCAATACTTACCAACATCTACAGGTTCAACGACATTAACCTTTTACTACTATCAGGGTGGTGTTTTGTACAAAGTACACGCCTGCCGTGGGAGCATCACTGATGAGATGAAGATTGGCGAAGTTAGAATGCTTAAAGTTAAAATGACTGGCGTGTATGCTTCTCCAGTTGACAGCGCGATTGGCGGGTCACCAGACTTCTCATCATTTAGAAGCCCCCTAATCGACTCAGACCCTAACTCTGTTTGTAATGTGCATGGCACCGAGGTGCATGGTAGAAGTTTAACTTTTGACCAGAACAATACAAACGAGTTTTACGAGACAACAAAATCCAAGACAATCATCAATTCTGACCGAAAATCAAAAGCGAATTTAGTTGTAGGCTTAGAAACATTAGCATTGTTTGATGCGTATGGCCTATGGGAATCAGAAGCAGGTGGTGTAGTTTATTGGGAGACTGGAACTGTAACGGGCGACATCGTTCGATTGTCCATGCCTAATGCACAAATTGCAACGCCTAGTATCTCTGGAGGCGGTGCAAACGTAACAGAACAAGCAATAGAGATTATCCCTCACCCAACCCCAGCAGGTTCGGATGATGAGTATGTGTACATTATTAAATAAACGACGTAGGAGTCAAAATGTTAAAATTAAAAGAAAGTAATACCTTTGAAGCAAAAGTACGAGTAGTCCAACCTGTCGGCAACAAAATGGTAGCAGGTACTATGACTGTAATATTCAATCACATTGATAAAAATAAGTCAGATGAGTACTTGCTTGAGAATGAAAACGTGGATGAATACTTAGAAGCCATTGTTGAAGATGTAAAAGATGTTGAAGTGCCAGATGGTATGGATGCCAAAGAGATGGTTCTTAGGAATGTACCTTGTAGAAACGCGATACTAGCGAAATACAGCGAGAAAATGGAAGGTATCGAGAGAAAAAACTCGAAGAGATCGCGTTATCGCTAATAAAGCCATCAAAAGTAACCCAATCATCTATTCAAGATAGAAAAAACTGGGGTGCTAGTGATGAAGATATATCTGATTGGGTAGATTCAGTAACTACCACAATATTTCTGCTGCCTGTTAACGTATTAGCGGTAGAAATATTTAAGAGCTTAAAGATACAAGTTGAACATACATTAGGCGGTGGGTTCTATAAAGGTTTTGACCGTGTAGAAATACTAGCAATCATGGACATATATGGGGTAACAAAAGACAAGAGAATAGATACATTAAACAGAATTTCTATTATGGAAAAAGTGGTAGTAGATAAATTAAACAACTAGGAGTCTATGAGCTGTACACCTCTTGATAACACTGACTCCTAGTATCACAGCAGGTAATGCGGCTCACCTAATAATATGCAAGATTTAAAAGTAGTACTACGAATAAATGCAGAAACTGGCAAAGTCAAGCTTGAAGTTAAAGAGCTTGGTAAAACTCTTGATGGTCTAGGCAACGAGGGTAAAAAGGCAGGAGACAAAGTATCACAAGGGATGAAAAAGGCCGAAGCCAGTACTAATTCAGCCAGAGAAGTTGCCAAAGGAATGCGTGATGAGCTACTTAGACTTGCATCAGTTGGTTTTGCTTTAAAAGCAGCAAAAGAAACACTTGTACTAGCGGACAACATGAAGTTGTTAGATGCCAAGATAAACCTTGTCGCAACATCTCAAGAAGCTTTCAACACAGGTCAAGAAGAAACACTAAGGATTGCCTTAGAAACTCACACAGCTATTGGTACAACAGTTGACTTATACACCCGCTTAGAAAGGTCATTAGCGGGTCAATCAGTAGCTCAACAAGATGTATTACAAATTACAGAGACAATTAATAAAGCACTAGCAGTATCAGGTGCAACTGCTGCAGAAACATCAAGTGTAATTACTCAATTATCACAAGGACTAGCTGCAGGCGCTTTACGTGGCGAAGAATTTAACGCTGTAAACGAGTCAGGTTCAAGAGTAATGCTTGCTTTAAAAGATTCATTAGGAGTTACTTCAGGAGAACTTCGCAAGATGGCTTTTGCAGGTGAGTTAACCACAGATATACTAACCAAAGCTTTACTAGAACAATCATCAACCATTGCGAATGAGTTTGAAAAATTACCAGTTACTATTGATAAAGCACTAACTGATTTAAAAACACAGTTTAGTCAATATGCAAAAGGCTTAAATGAATCTGTTGACATAACAGGCAAGCTATCAGATGGCATCAGTTTACTTGCAAATAATATTGATACAGTTATAAAAGTTGTAACCGCAGGCGTAGCAATCAAACTACTTGCTCCAACACTCAACAGCATAGGCACATCAGCATTGGTCGGATTAACTGGTGTCAGTCGCTTTGGTATTGGACTAACCGCTGTAAATGTTAAAGCAGCATTATTGGAAAAATCCTTATTAGGCCTAAGAGGTGGAATGGCGTTACTGGGCGGACCCGCAGGAATTGCAATATTGGCAGCTTATGGAATTTATGAACTGGTTACCAATATGGATGAGTTGAGCGGATTATCAGATGAAACAGTAACAAAGATTAATCAAATTAATAACGCACTAGAAAAGAAAACGGATTTTAGCAATATCGAGCAAGCTCAAAAACATTATAAATCTCTAAGAAATGAATTAATACAACTTGAAACAGTTGAGTTAAGACGCGCTCAATCAAACGATGCTTTAAACTCAAGATATGGCACAACCGATGGAAACGGTGTACAATCAAGACAGCTAAAAGAACAAATAAACGCATTAAAAGGTCGTATAACTTTAAGCGAAAAGCTAAACGAAATAGTTAGTAAATTAACTACTGCTACAGATAAATACGCAAAATCTATTAAAGACAAAGAAATAAAAGCAATCAAAGAATCAAACGATGCAAAAAAACTAAGATTAAAACTCGAAAAAGAACACCAAAGAATACTGGATAACTCACTAAGCCTAGTTGCTCAATACGGTACAGAGCAAGAACGCATTGCAATTGTTGAGAAAGAGCGCAACGATTTAATCAAAGTTTTTAATGAACATGGTATTACGTCACAATCAGTAATAAATGCTTTAAATAAAAAATACGATGAACAAGTCGATGCCATAAAAGGTGTAAAAAAAGAAACTAAAGGTTTAAGTAAAGAAAAGGGACACTTGCTTGATATTGATAAGCAAGAGCGAGACCTCATTGAAAGTGGTTATCAAGCATATTTAGATTTAATAGATAATTTAGAAGAAGAAGAAAAGTTAATAGGATTGACAACATTTGAACGCGAAAAAGCCATCCTTAAAAGGCAACTAGAAGCGCAAGAAATATATGCAACCAGTGAAGAACTTGAAAGATTGCTAAAACTTAGAGGAACAGAAAAAGGCTTTAGTAAAAATGATACATTTGCAAGTTTAGGTCAACAAGGACAAACATTAGGACAAATACTTAAGACCGCAGGCGAAGGTTTTAAAAATGGTCTTGAGTCATCGTTGCAGTCCATGAACATACTCCTACAAGGAGCTGAATATTTGGTTAATGTTTGGGATTCCACAGCTGGAAAGGATGATGCTGGACGTGTATTAACAACTTTGCAACAAGTATCAGCAGATGGTTATCTTGGACCCGTTGCTCAAGCAATTGCCCAAATTGCAGGCACTATTGATAACTTAGTTGGTGGCAGATTGCTTGGCACTGCTTACACACGAGAATCATCATCAATTAATTTTGATTTAGTTAATGGTGGTGGCGGAAATACAACAACTACTGACGTAAGACAGCGGTCATTATTTCGCGGTAGACAATGGAAAACTGAGGTTGATGCACTCACAGGTGATGCACTTGATGCAATACGCAAGATATTCACACAAGTAGAAGTCCTGGCACAACAAACAGCAACAGCTGTTGGTGGCATAGCAACTGACATCATCAACGCATCATTTAGTCAACAATACGACAAAGATGGCAATCTGACATCAAGCCAATCAACTATCGATGGGCGGACTTATAATGACCCTGATTTACAGGCGTTTGCGAGCCGCGTATTTGCCGAACAAATAATAAGCGTGCTCGACACAGTATTGCCGCAAGTTGAATCACAAATACAAAATTACATTTATGACCCAGAATTTGGCGAAATAGCATTTGGCACATCAACCCAATTAGTTGGTGAAGCCACATCACTTGCAGAACAGTTCCGAGACCAAGGAGCGCAAGCATTACTTGATTTTGCACAATTTGCTGTATTGGCAGTATCAGATATACAAAATGGCAGTGAACTACTGGCAACATTGACTGGTAATCTTGCAATAGTACAAGAGTTACAAAAGCCAGGAGAACAATTAGCCGAAACTTATCAAAGGATTGCAGGAGCAACGGCAGTATTGACAGATGCCTATGATGTCATGGGCATAAGCACCGATGCAACGCGCGAGGAAGTTATACGGTTAGCTTCATCATTAAGCGAAATTGCGGGCGGTGTACAAGAGTTTGCAGGACTTTGGCAAACTTACTTTAGTGAATTTTACACACCAGAAGAATTACGCCTGCAATCAATAAATAATCAATCAGAATTACTTGGGCAACAAGCGACAGCCCTAGGCATCGACCCAAGCATCACACAAGAGCAATTTAGAGAATTATTTGAGTCACAACTTGCTTTGGGGAATTTATCTGAAGAACAGCAAGTTCAATATTTACAATTTGCTGGAACATTGTCACGAGTCAACAACTTAATAGAAGAACAAAATCAACTAGAGCGAGAAAGAGCCACCGCATTAGCACAATCAATCGCAGAGTATAACGATTATTCAACAAGCTTAAAAAGGCAGTTAGATGACATCAATGGAGTAAATAACTCACTAAATGACATAAGTGCAACATACCACAATAACGTTAATCAACTTAATGATTTAGCAATCGCAGCGGGTCGAGCAGGAGCAAGCACTCAAGATTTAGCCAATGCTCATGCTCTATATGTTGCACAAATACGACAAGCCACACAAGCCTTGTTTGACCAACTCTATGGTGATGAGTTAGATGCTCAAATTGCAGAACTCGAAGCAACACAAACAACAGCAATAAACAATGTTGCCAGTGCAAGTAACAGCTTGTTTGATGGCTGGACTCGTGCGATTGATAATCTACGCGATTACACGCGCTCAAGATTAGTTGATGATTTTTCTCCGCTTGAAGCAACCGACAGACTCGCCCAAGCCCAAGCAGATTTTAATGCTGCACTAGCTGCTGCACAAGGAGGGGATCTAGGTGCCGCACAATCTCTTATTGGCTTAGCACAAACAGTCGACCAACTTAACGTAGCAGTTAATGCAAGCGGTCAAGATTACAATGACATCTATTACGCAATCCAAGACGGGCTTAACTCTGTCAATATACCAAATGGCATATCGGACAACATCGTAACAGGTAATTTTGGTGGAAGTAGCTCCAATGCAGAACTCGAAGCACTTTATGCTGAACGAGATGCTCGTCTTGCAGAACAAACAGCACAGCAACGATTAGAACTTGCAACTCAACTTGCAGAACACCTTAACGCCCTAGCATTAGCCGTTAATCAGCCGCTTTTCGAAGTAGCGGATCAAATCGGGCTTAACATGAACGATTTGGTGTCAGACCTTGGCGTTAATCTCGATGAACTAACAGTAGCATCGGTGCAAAACTTAGCAAATATCGCCAATCTACTTGGCGTTGAATTAACTGACTTAACAGACAACTTAAATGATGGGGTAAGTGAAGCACTTGGTGACTTAGCCAACGCACAAAGCCTGCTTAATGATGCACTAGAGGGTTCAATAACTGATTTACCACAAGAGTACACCGACTTACTCGCACCGTTATTGAGAGATGTCGAAACCGCAGCGGATGGAACCGCTCAAGAACAAGCCTTAGCCGCGTTAGAACTCGCAACTAGCGGATTACCGATTGAGTACCGTAATGAGTTAGCGCCATATTTCGACAGCATCGACCCAACGACAGAACTACAAGAGCAGATAACAATTGCATCAAGACAAGTTGATATACTCCTAGGAATAAAAGACAACTTAGGTGCACAAAACACCGCCCAAGGTATTCCATCTTACGCGATAGGTACATCTTACGTACCCAAAGATACAATCGCGAACATTCACAAGGGCGAGATTATTATCGACCCTCAGTCATCAAACATATTAAGACGGTATGGCATTAATGCACAAGTTCAAAACAACTCAAATCCCGAAATGATTAAAGCTTTTGACAAGATGTCGCAAGAGATACGCAGCCTTAAGTACCAACTAAGACAACTCAACGACTCAAACGATGCAATTGCTAACAACACAAGCAATATTGACGACAAGCAAGATGAGATTATCGACTCAAACAGAGAAAAAAATATAAACAGAACAGCGTGCAGTAGCTTCTAATGAATAACTATATAATCACAGCAGAACACACAATTAAATCAGCTGGCAATCCTGATATTAATTATTATTTTGCTACAGGAACATACGTAACAAAATCAACTGACACACTAGCAAACACGGTGTTTCGTGGCGATATTACCAGTAAAATATCGCTTGATAAAGAAATCGGGTTTTTCGCGTGGGGAACCCAAAGCAAAACAACAATATCATCAATTAAACTAATAAACAGACCAGATAGAAAAGGTTTACCAGGCTTTTACGATGATATTCCGAGTCAATCAGTTAGAGACTCAAAAATTGTACTTAAAATAGTTAAGCAAAACGCATCTTATGACACCGCAATTAAAATTGGTGGGTTTATTGTTGATAATTACACTTATCCAAGTGATGATTTTATTGTTTATGACTTACTTGATAAAATATCGTTACTCGACAAAAATACGCAACACTTGCAATTTTCAGACTCAATACAATTTGCCAACAACAGAGGGCTAGATCAACCAATCCCAATAGGCTACGTGTACCAAGCCGACATCCCCTTAATCGACAAAAATAACGGATATTATCAAGTATCTACTGCTTATGGCAATGTTACTGATGTAATAAACCTTATAAGCAACAACACACTGAAAGAAAGAGCAGACCCATTCGTCTACGGCACAGACTACACCTATTTATTAACCATCCCGAATACTGGTGGTCTTGGGTGGGATTTAACCAATGCAACAAACAATGGTACAATCACATGCGATTATTTGTCGCTACGATACAACGCATCTATTCAATCTAATACTTTCCAAGGCTTTGTTGGGCGATTACTTGTTGATGCAACAGGCTATCCTGCTACGGATATTGATTTTACATCTGCAGCACAAATTGATACTGATTTTGGTTATGGTTACGGCTACTACATAAAAACAGCAGAAAACGCAAAAGCCATACTCACCAAATGTTGCTCGAGCCATTGCGGATTTTTCTATCAGAGCAATCAAGGGCAAATTGTCTTTGACGTGCTTAAACCACCACAGGCCACTGCAACTTTTGAAGTAAACAGTCTAAACCTAGCAAGTGGCGTGAGCATCACACTTGATACCGCTCCTGGATTATCTGACTCAGCTGCAGCAAGAAAAAACGTGTATAAATTCAGCTACGATGAAGTGCGCGACATCGGTGGATTAAGCGAAGAAGATAAACAAACTGCATCAAGTGAATACCAATACTATTGTCGCTCAACAGTCACAACAGCTGGCAATGATGTATTTCACGACACATACGCACACGCACGCAATGGGTGCTACAAGCCAACACTATTGACAGAAAAAACAGATGCACAAGATTTTATCGTACAATGTGAAAACTTATACAGCGTTGAACGCAATCACTACGATATGAGTTACATAGCAGATAACTTGTTAGAGTTACTACAGCTTGAGCTTAATACAACATTCAAACTAACACACGACAGATATTCACTCAACAGTGGAAAAAATCTAATTCTAACAAGAATGAAAATACCAAATTTATTGGCAAATAAAGCACAAATACGAGGATGGGGATAATGGCACTAAATACTGGAATAAGCTATATAGACTGGATGAGATACCACGACAAATCATGGACTTATCTACAACTCCTTAATGGCACAGAAATAATAGATATTAAAAACCTTGCAACGCCAAGAATAAAAGAAATATCACGCATATCAAATAGTATAACAGGCACTGGTGTTGGTGGTCTAGACTCGAAAGTTGAATTGTCGCTCTCTCAGAATTTACACCCTGAATATACTTATTATAATCCTATTGATGGATTGCCTGGCATGAAAGTCGGTATTGTAGCGATAGCTGGTTTGTTTACGAACATAGATTATAAAGCATATAGTTACGATATTACAATATACGCAGAAACTGGCATAGCTAACTTAGTTGGTGGAATAGACTATACAGTTATTGAGACAGTTACTAATAGTTACACAAACCACCCAAATAGCGGAAATGTAATGCACTATATTCTATTGTCTAGTGAATTATTAGTGCACAGAATTAGAGTTGAGATTACATTTTATAGCTTGATCGAACCCGCTGGTGTGTTCAGCGTAAGTCAAACAGATATCGGCAGGTTATGGATTGGAAACTACTTAGAAGCTTGCTTTGATGCGGATTATAATTTAAGTTATGGTGACGGAATAAACACAAGAAAATCGATGCAGTTTCAATCATCAATGATAGATGAGTCAAAAGTCATCGGCGGACACCCGTCCTGGATAGATTTTGCAAAAACGGCATCATCAGGAAAAGAATTGTTATCAATCAATAACGATTCTTACCCAAACGGCAATGATGTAGTAATAGTGCCAAGAATCGACACAGCAACAGCATTAAGAGATTTGAGCATATATGGCATACTCACAAAACCAATCAAGTTAAGTCACGTTGCCGGGCAATTCTGGGATGCTAGTATCGATGTTAAACAGCTAATTTGATTCAAAGCCATTAGCAAAATTATTATTATTTGTACAATCTAAAAAACATATAAAATCATTAAACCTCCCGAAAATCAAAAAAATAACACCCGATTAAATTTAGACAAATATTGTCTAAACACATAAGTTATTGATTTATATATATAAAAATGGTGGTTATGGGTGGACTTGAACCACCGACCCCGGCATTATGAATGCCTGTAACATTCGTTAAAAATCAAAATGTTACAGGCTGTCAAATTCCCGAAAAAATCAATTGTTGGCTATTCTTATCAATTACTTAGCGATTTAGTTCCCGAATTAATTAAGACGTTTAATAATCAATCTACCGCCTTATGTTCTTCAATTTTTGTATTGTATCTTTTTTTCATTGACTCAGTAAGTCCAGCAATATCCTTATCTTTACTATCCGAAATTCCCTTGCTTTTGAGCAAGTGCAAATTCCAGTAGCCCTTTCCAACTTTCTTTTTTAGCCTACCCATTGCAGACTTTAAACCATCTGATTTAATTTTCTCACCGTTTTGATTTGTGAAAATGAATTTATCCTCGTTTAGAACTGTAATTTTTGCTCTTGGTCTTAGTGCCTTAGCTTTATCTATGGCAAGTCGTAAACGTGGCGTTATAGTTATGTAAGTATGTTTTGACCCTTTCGTGCGTCTTATCAATAATTTATCGCCTAGGTCGTCTGATTCTCGCAAATTTCGCACCTCTATCGAACGGCATGCACAAAGGTATGCAACTTCAAAAAATGCTTGCAATAATGGACTTGCTTGGTTCAATTGTTTTGAATATTCTGTATGTGTAACGTAACGGGTGTTTTTTGGTGCTTTAAGTTTTTCAATGTTTAATATTGGGTTGATAGCAATGCTCAACCCTGATACAAAATTCAACCCCCATGTTATCATTGATGACAAATAAGCCACTTCATAATTTACGGCACTTTCCCCTTTTTTTCCTTTGGCTTTGTATTGCTCTAGGCGTTTTTGCATTAACTCCTGCAAAAATGGCTTGGTTAATTTATTCAATGGCATTAATCCAAATTTAATTGTGTTACTTCCTTTTTTAATTTCATGATCTAAAATTCTTGCAGCAACTATATACCGCGGTTGTGTGTTTACACTTAATTTTTTGAATTTCGGCGATTGTTGAAATTTTTCTGAAAGCCATTGTAGCGTGTTTTTTTCTGGCTTGTTTTCAATTAATCTTATTATGTTTTGGTAACTTGACCATATTTGGTCTATGCTTTGGCGTGTTGTGCCGACTTGATAATTGTATTTCACGCATTTTATTTGTTTTTGAAACCGCACATAATAACCTTTATCTATGTGGCAATTTGGCGGTAGTTGTTTTCTAAATCGAGTGGTCATACGGAATATTCATCATTTATATTTTGCTTGGATAAGCCCAGCCCTTTGTTTATAGCATCAACTGTGGTAGAAACGCCATTTTTAACGACTAGCCTGAATATTTCATAGTCCCTAAAAATATTAACAAAAAAATCAAAGACGTTTGAAAACTAAAAAAGTAGATGGGATTTCACAAAAATAGAGGGATTTTGTGCCAT